GACGAGTTCTGGGAGTACGTACAGGGGAGGGAGTTGGTAGCCCATATTCCCTCCAAAAGGAATACCCTTCTAGTCTATGGGGGGCCACAACCAGAAGGGCATCGGGAACTCGTCCTTGAAGAGCGGGCAGGGCTCGATAGATCCCGTATCTACTCCTACAGTGAGTCCTATGAAGTATGAACCGCCGAAACTCAAGAAGCTAGGCAAGCTCAGTCAGCTTATCCGCATGGGATCAGGACCTTGCAATTGTCCCGGTCAAGGCTGTGGAAACGCCCCGTTCTGCCCGTGACCTTAGTCGTTATTGCGGGATTCAATGCGGGCACGCATCTGCTCCAGAATGCCTTCCTCAACACCGGCAGCCTCTAGAGAGGCAACCATCTCAGGAGTCATCGGGCCGGTATAGACCTGACCACTCTCAAGGAAGTCATTGAAGGTGGGCTCGCTCGCCATGATCAGGTAGTGGTGAGCTACAATCTTAGCGATCTTGACGGACTTGGCTACCTTGGAGGTAGCACTCTTCTTTTTGTCTAGCTTTTTGATCACGGTTCCATCTCCCATATAGGTATGTTCAAGTGCGGGTACGAGGTAATTACTTCGCAAGGTTGCGGCTTCGTGCCCAACCTCTTTAGCGACATTCTCCAGTGCCTTTTTGAATTCCTTTTCGAGGACCTTCTCCCGCTCTTTCTTATCCTCCGGGAGCTTCTTACCTCCCTTCCGCACCTTCTTTAGCTCTTCCTGCATCAGGCGGTTGGCGTGGTATCCACGTACGTCCTTCGCTGTAATATCGAACGAGGTGAGGTACTCATTGACGTCCTTCGCTCTCACGCACGTCTTGTCCTTCCCATCATCACAGTCAAAGATGAAGTCGTCTTTGTCCTTGCCTTCCATTTGCTCTTTGAGGGCCTTCGCAAGGGCGGCGTCCTCGATGGTCTTCTTGTGATCAACACCAGACTTCCCGGTGTAATCAAACGTGACCTTGTTGCCGCTGACACTGATATGCTTCTTCTTCCAGACGGTGACGCCGTAGTGCTCATTCTCTTTTGCGCTCTTCTCATTGCCAACACGCTCGTAGGTCTTATCCATCAAGGCTACAGCGAGGGCTTGGAGGCGCTTCCGGTCATCATCGGATTTGAGATCCTCTTTGACCTTCTTGCGGAGCTTGTCGATGTTCTGGTTGAGCTTCTCGACCTTCTTGGCCTTTTCCCGGTTACGGTGCTGGACCTGTTTGTCCGAATACTCGTAGACCGTCTCCCCATCTTCGGTCTTTTTCTTCTTCTTGTATTTAGCGTCAGCCATGAGTCAGTTCCCGCTCAAAAGGTCGTCAGGTTACAGGCTTCTCTGTAGCTCTTCAAGCATACCGTGAAGGTCAGTAGCGGCGGCCTTGAGATCACCCGACTGACCCTTAGCCTGCTGAACACGACGGCTCAGGCGGCGAGGATCTTCGCCAGCTTCCATCCCCTCGATCAGCTTGTTCAGCTCACCTTCGAGGTTGGCCTTAGCGTACCCAGCCTTCTGGAAGGAGTAAGCCAGTTGACCGGCCACGTCGTCAAAGGCTGGGTACGCTGTATCCGGCAGCTTCTTTACCTGTGAGCTGATCTAGCACAGGACGGATATGGTCTTGTAGCTCCGGCTTCTCTGCACCGAGGCGGATCAGTTGCTCTTTCAGGTTATTCATTTGACAGTCTCTATCTACTAGGGTATAGGTTGATAGTCATTGGTACGGAATAGATACGTACCGATGCTTTCTTACACCTGTTACAGGGTACAAATAGAATAGCGGTCAAATAGAGAAGAGCCATGAGCGATACACAGGATGCCAAAAATGTTACCCACTTCGACGCCGTTGGAGACGTCCACGGCTGTCACTACGAGCTATTAGAGCTTGTGGAGAAGCTGGGCTATGTCGAAGGTGACGACGGCCTCTACCGACACCCGGAAGGACGTAAGCTCGTCTTGGTGGGTGACATAACGGACCGTGGATACTACAATAGTCTGGCCCTCCAGTTGGTCTACCGCCACTGGAAAGCTGGTGAGTGGTATTGGGTACAGGGCAACCACGACAACAAGATGTTCCGGTGGATGAAAGGCAACCCGGTGCGTCCGTCACACGGCCTCCAGAAAACCATCACCGAATTGGAACAGGGCTGGCCCTTCGATGAAGACCGTGAAGAGCTGGGACAGTACCTCCTCGACGAAGTACCCACCAAGATAGAGCTTGACGATGGGAACGTCGTGGCAGTCCACGCTTATAACGGGAAGAGCCGCCTGCGTATGTACGGAAAGCGGGGAGGACCGGACAACGAGCGTATAGAGTGGTGGAAGGATTACGAGGGGCCTGAGTTCGTCGTATTCGGCCACTACTGGCTCAACGACCCTACGGTGTATGAGCACTACTGCTGCGTAGACACGTCCTGCGTCTGTGGGGAGACTCTCACGGCTATGAGATGGCCGGAGAGGGAAGTTGTGCAAGTCGACGCCAAGCAGGTGTATTATGAGTCACGATAAGCCTGTTCTCAAAATCTTGCACGGAATCAAGGGTGCCCTGTTTTACGTGTGGCAACCCTTGCTTCTCCCCCTAGCTCTCGTGGTCTGCGCTCTCTGGGCGGTACTTGTACTTCCTGTCACGATGGTGGTAGCAACGGCATACGGCTTTCTGGATAAGTATGTCCAAGCCGGATCGTATGAGTCTTTCGGGGCAGAGCAGGAAAGCCCAGAGTACATCTGGAAAGAGCGCATGTGGAACGTACTGAAGCTGTTGGCAAGACCTATTGAGAAGATACTAGACATATGAGTGAGAAGAGTCGACAAGTATTGGGCGTTGCGGCAGTAACCCTGCTCCCTCTGGCCTACATCGTCGTGTTATTTTTCCTTCTAGTGCACTGTATAGCGGTCATACCCTTTGCGGTTCCCGCTGCCTTTCTCATGGGTCTGTTCTCCGTCACAGGAAACAAAGCCAAAGCCAATAAGTGCACTAAGTTTTTGGATTTCGTCTATACCCCGGTGAACCGGGTGATGGACATAGTTGAGCAATTATGAAAGCTGTAACGAACGTACATATCGACTATCTGTTGGATCAGCTTCTGGAAGATCCCGAAGCCGTCCTCTCCCTCATTGACGAGGACGAGGACCTGAAGCGTCGGGAAAATACCGATGGTCTTGTGATTGCGAATGCGAGCAAGACTCTCTGGACACCGGAGTATGAGCACCAACTGTACGCCAAAGGCATTGTCTACAGGCGAGATCCGTACGAGCTGGTATCTCTCCCCTTGCTCAAGGTCTACAACTACGGTGAGAAGGAAGTCGTCAACGACCTCACGGACGAGATGGCTGAGCAGTCAGACCTTCGCTTGACGCTACCTGTCAAAGAGGATGGTTACATGGCTCAGTTGTTCGAGTGGGACGGCTCCGTGTATACCACGACCCGTTCTATCCTCGAAGGGGTCGAGATGGATACCAGCGGCTTCGACTTCGACTACGTGGGCAATATCCGCAAGGTCGCAGAGGACAAGTATCCGGCTCTCCTAGATCCTGAGGTGATGCGTGATAAGACCGTCGTGTGCGAGGCGATCCACCCGGAGACCCGGATTGTCACTGACTATGGAGATCGGGAGGCCCTCGTGGTGCTCTCTGTTTTCGATAGGGAAACGCACACGTACTGGTCCAACAACCGAGTCCGGGCATGGTGCCTAGAGCATGACCTGAAAGGGGTGGACTACCTTGCTTCGGAGGTGACTCTGGAGGAGGCGTGCGCCATGATTTCCGAACTGGAGGCAGAGCATATCCCGGAAGGTGGTATGCTCTGCTTTGAGCGAGAGGGACGGATTACCCACAGGGTCAAGTTGAAGTCGGCTGAGTGGAGTCGCTATTTCTCTGCCAAGTACAACTGTACCCTCAAGAGTCTGGCTGAGTTGATCTTCATGGAGCCGGAGTATGAGGAGTGGGAAAACGTGGAGCAGCTCCTGATTGACGAGGACATACCAGAAGAAGTTCTGGAGCATTACGAGGAGCACCACAAAACATATCTGGAGTGGCTCGACGCCTGCCGCCTCGAAGCCGCTGAAATGCAGGAAGAGCTGGATACGGTCCTCGAAAAGGTAGGACCGTTGGACGGGGACAACGGCGCGAAGGATCTAGTCCTCCACATCAAAGAGCATTACTCCAAACGAGAGTTCCACCTCCTGATGGGAGCGTACCGCAAAGGGGACGGTGTGCTCTTCACGATTATGTGGCAGAACGAGCTGTTCAACGGTAGCAAATTGTTGGTCCAAGAGGCTCGACTGGCCGCATCTCAGTAATGCTTTTCTATGAGGGGTCTGGTGAAAGCTAGACCCCTCATAGGAGTTAAAGAATGTCAGATAGTAATGCGATTTTCCTTCCCAATCCCCACCTTCAAACGCTGTTCGAGGAACTCCAAGAAGAGTTCGCTTCACGGCTCGACAGCATCCTCAACAAGCCGGACCCTCAGGGCGTCTGTGTCGAAGCTGGACGGGACGTATTCGAGCAGGGCTTCCATACCCATACCCACAGGTTCCAGCAGCTCTTCCTGCTTCTCAGGGACGTGGACCTGATTGATAATGCCATGATGGATACCAACATCGTCACAGGCATCGTGACACCTGACTACCAGCCGGGCATGATGATTCCCACGATCAGGCAAAAAGAGGATTACATGTACGTGGGCTTTGAGACGGCTCCGGTAGATCTCGACTGCGGGAGAGCCAATGAGCCGATCACTGTGGCGACAGTCCCGCTCATGCCTGCGGACAAAACTCCATACAACGGGAAGTCGGTACTCGCCACCACGGTAGATGAAGAAACCGAAGTGGTGCTGATCACGCATAGCAGAGCGGATAGTAAGCTCTTGCTCGTCTGGAGCGACACGGTTCAGGAAGAGATCCGGCGTATTAGTCCGGTACCCAAGAAGGAACTCAACTGATCACGACGTGATGGTCACGGTAGCCTTAGCCTTTGCCTGTCTACCACGTCCATCCGTTGCCTTAACCCACACGACAACCTCCCCCGGACTGGCGGGTGCGGTGTAGGAGACAGAGGCACCGGTAGCGTCGTCATATACGTTGTCGCCGTCAAAGTCCCAGACGTAGGTGACGTCCTTTCCGTTGGAGCTAGCAGATAGGGTGCTGGTTGTCCCTTGCACCATTGTGTAAGGGCCTCCTGCGTCCACGGTAAGGCGCTCCGGGGAATTGAATTGAGCAGACGCATCCTCGTCTACGACTTGAATCTCCTGCTTGCGCCCAAGGCGGTCGATCTCCACCTGATAGGAGATGTTGGTACCCTTGTGCTTCATTCGAGGGAAGAGGCGTACACTGGTAGAAGAGGGGTGCCCGACTACCGTATAGCGACCGCTACTTGGCCCGGTGGGGATCACAAGGGTTGCACCTTCCTGCACTGAGTAGAGAGGCTTGGTGGGGTCGTCATCCGACAGGATAGAGAGGTTGCTGTCCACATATCCGGTCGTACTCTCGAAGCCCGCCATACCCTCACAATAGAACCTTGCGTCGGCATAGTGGTAGTCTCGAAGGTGCATGGACACCTGATCATCCACGCTGTTCACGAGGTCGGCATCTTCATCGAAGATGAACCGGAGTCGGTAGAGCGTGTGGGCCGGTCGAATGATCTCCAGCAGGAGCCTCAGGTTTTTGTCGATCTTGAATACGTCTTTGGGGAATTGGGCCTGCAGCTCAAAGTCTGCGAAGAAGCTGAACTGGTCGCTAATGTCGTAGGCGCTATTGGGCTTCTCTGCCTCTTTGTAGACCTCCCGGATCACGAACTCTTCATCCGTAAACAGCTCGATGCCTTTGTGGATAGCTTCCGGGGTGGAGCCTTGGAAGTAAATGTCGATCACGGCAAGCAGGAACTTACGGAAGCTCTCGTCATCAAAGTCGAGATCCGGCAGTTGCTGGTTGACGAATACGAGGTAGCCCACTGTATCCCACAGGTACTCAGAGCGCACCTGCTCGAAGGACATATCGGTACCCACCTGCTCCAGAATGATGGAGATGCGAGCAAGCTCCGTTGCCATCGCCTTCATGTAGACCGTGTAGTTCGGCCCCACGATCTCCGACTCGTAGTTGGAGGGTAGGAGGTTAATCAGGGAGTTGAGGATCGCCTGACTGCGAGACACGAGGAGCTGCTGGTATCCCTTCCCCTCTTCTATTTCGGGGTAGGGGAACTGCCTTCCATTTTTGAAGCCATTATCGGCCATAGCTTAGCTTCCTCTGGTCTGATAGGTGATCGTGAGGGAACCTAGCTCCAAATGAGCCACGTCCGTAACCATCAGGGACTTCGACCCTCGATCGCCCACTACCTCATAGGTAGCATCGTACTCGTGGAACTCCGGTGTGTCTGTCTCGTCCAGACTAACAAAGACACGGTTGGCCGTCAGTTCTAGTCGGCGCTCTTTCCGCTCTTCCGCTGTATCGTATCCCTGAGCAGTGAGAGTAGTATCGTCGGAGTAGCCAGAGATCACAAGCCCATTCCTACCGACTACCAATGCCCTATCAGACCCGGTAAGAAGGTCGTTATAGGAGGACACGATTTCGATAGGCTGCGTGTTTTTGAAGATCCCCTTATGAAGCGTAGGCCGGGAAGCTCCGTCATAGGTAGGGTAATTCAGGCCATCCTTGAATACGTAGACCTTGGTTCCACTCTGGGATTCGAGGAAGGTGGCGTCATTGTTGATCTGCTCTCGCACAATGAGGGAGCCGTCCTGCAATGCCATCTTAGAGAAAGGCATCACGACGTAGACGACGCCCTTGGTGTTTTCAATCGCCTGCACAATGTCAGACTGGTATACGGGCTCGCCAATCTCTTTGCTGTTGAGCAACTGACTCAGGCGAGTCCTGATATTGGCGTCCACCTGTGCTTTGGAGGCTCCGGGTTTGAGTACGATCGTCATCTCTAGGTCCACCTCATTGGAGATGGCCTGCTTAACCAGTACATCTGCCGTGGCGTGGCTCTGCTTGTTGATCTCCTTCTGCACACGTCTCAGCAAATTGTTGATCGTGTATTCTACCTCGAAGTTCTCGTCATGCTGGTAGTCAACGCTGACCTCTTCACCATTGACGATAGAACCAGAAGGAACACGTACGATCCTGAGAGGGGTTACTTCATCCCCCTCCTCGATAAGGTAGTCCGGGTTGTTGCTATTGGGACCGTTGTATTCAGTGTTTCGATCCAGCGAAAACACCCGTACACTAATTGGGTTGACCCCTAGATTAGAGAGAGCCTCCGGCGTCTCACCAACCAGCACATGCCTCTCGTCATTGATCACGAAAGTGTCCCCTGTCGGAACGCCCCCGGACTGACGAATCTCCAGATAATCCGTCGCCTTCGTCGAGTATCCCATGAGCAGGGGATCTTCTTTACGGTAGAGCTGGTAGTTATCCTCCGGCGTAAGGGTGGTCCCTGTATTCACAGAGCGGACAGATTCCACGTCGAAGACCGGCTGGCGACTAAATACGTACTTGGACGTAGACTGAAAGCGATAGTCCCCGGCCACAATGTCATTGGTGTGGACCGCTGGTTGGTTGAGGGACGAGTCTAGCTTGATTCGGTTGTAGTCGAGAATGATATAGTTGGTGAGATCAAATTCATCACCGGTCGAAACATTTCGGAAGCCGAAGCCCTGCGCTTGTTGCTGAGAGGTTACGCCCAGCATCTCTGAGATAGGGTTGTCCGGGCTCAGTCGTGGGTCGTCAGCCACGAAGATTAGGTCGGAGCTGTTGGAGTCCAAGAAGAACTGAATGTCACGGGCTACCCGGAACCGGAGAGCAAATGTATCGGACACTTGCTGCTCTTCCGTACCCTGTACCCAGACGTCTACCTTACCTCCGATGTGTTTGTCTCTGAGGTCGTCATAGTCTCGCATCATGAACTCGTCATCGGCCTTCACGACACGAGCACGGAAGACGCCCTCCTGTCTGAGAGTCGTGGCGAGATAACCTGCGGGGGTGCCTGCGTCCACTGCGGAAAAGGCAAGCATAGCCCTCTCTGCAAGACGGGCATTACTCTCCCGCTCCCGACCAAAGCGTGTGGCCTCTAGGTTGATCACCTGCATGGAGGTCGTACCACCAATGACACGTTTGATTTCATTGGCATCCACGTTAGCATCCGATCCCGGATCAGTGGCCCGGATATTAGCTTCGATCTCCCAGCGCTTCTCCTGTACGTTGTAGTAAGATTCGCTGGAAGCAAGCGGGAGTACAACACGTGAGGTGGTCGTGAAAGTGACGGAGCCGCCAGAGTCCGCTTCTGTGGAGACAAGGGTTCCTTCCTCCACCACGAGATCTGTGGTAGGCTCATTGGTGGTGTAGAATACCACTTGTCCCACGGCATACTCAGCTCCACCCCTTGTCTTGTTGTTGTTCTGGGCAAGCTGATCAAAGCTGTTGTCGATCAGAGCTTGTACGTCAGAGTCTGCTTCAAAGCCTAGTGCCGACTTGAGTGCCTGCTTGTAGGGGTTCGAGGATACCGGATCGGATTCACCATCCCCATCCATATCGTCAATCTGGAGCAACTGAGCAAAGCTCTGGGAGCGCCTAATGAAGCCCATCAAGAAATTGAGTCGCTCTACCTCTGAGGCAAAGGGCTCGACGAAAATGTCACGCACTGCGGAGCCGGGGATGCCGGAGATGCGGTTGTTGCTTCGGATCGTGGACGATAGGTAGTCACGGACCACATCATCCTGTGTCTTGGAAGGCATCTCTGCCAACTGTGTGGTGATCGTCAAGGGGAGGCCTACCAACTCTGACGAATAAACACTCTCAATCTGCTGGTTCGTGTTGGGATCGTAGGCCACCGCTGTGATCACATAGTGCATAGGCTCGTCATCAGGGACGTCAGCGAACATCTCACTGTTGATAATCCCGTCAGACTCTGTTCCCCTGCGGTCGTGAACAAAGGAGTGGTATTCAGTCGTACGAATATCCTCCAAGGTCGTAGATACCTTCATCTCGCCGGTAGCCACGAAGGCCGTTTCGAGCACAGAGTCTGAGACGGTCTGGATCGGGTTGTCATTGAAGTCCTCCTCCACGAGAAGCACCCGGAGCTGTCCACCCGCCGTCGTATAAAAGGCCGTATCCGTAACGACTTCTTCGGCGGCTTCTTCCTGAAAGGATACGGTCGAAATCAAGTCTTTGTTGACCCGGACGTACCCTTGCTTACCACCACCCGTGTCAATAGCAGCGTACACGTGATAGCCTGCAATGCTCGATTCGTCATTGGCGGCCCATACCAGCTCTACAGCATCTCTCCTGCGGCGCACCCTTAGACCCGTTGGGGCCGACACTAGAAGGTCGAGGTCGTCCTCCCGCACTACTTCAAGGGTAGCTGTGGCTGTAGGACTGACGCCTCCAGTTACGTCGATCACACGGATTTCTATAGTGTTCTCCCCGTAATCCAGACGCAAACCCTCAGGGTACACGTTGGGGTTGGGCACCGTAAAGCCCTGCTGGTCAAAGAGGACAAGGTTAGGGTCTGAGCGGAAAGGCTCGTCATTGACCTTAACCTGTACGTCCACCACATTCGAGGAGAGGTCCCCTGTCAAGGTTTGCTCCCTTACCGACGTTACCAACTGGAGATTGGTGGTGGTACCGGTCCCGTCAGGGGTGTTAAATTTTGGGGGTGTGATAGCCATTTCGACTCACTCAACGAAGTTGGAAATCTTGACTGTAATCTGCATTGGTCACTAGCAGTGTGTCCTCAAGTGACTCGACCTTTCCGGCCCGGCTCTGGAGGTCAATCTGGACGTAAAAGACAGTGGGGTCATTAGCATCCTGAGATACGTCAAGGGACACAACCCTCTGGAGCATCTCACTGTCTACCACTGGCTGATACATCGACTGCTCTTCCTTGATCTGCTGGTACTTGCTCAGGGCGTTGGAGATTTCAGACACCAACTGTACCTCAACCTGCTGGCCGCCACCTACGATCTTGGAGCCGATCATATCCATGATGTTCGTACCGTACCACCGGTGGAACACATGCGACCCTTGGATAGTGAAAATGATCTTATCCACTTCCTGCAAGAGCAGCGTCTGCCCTTCGGCCCAGATAGGCTCACCCTTTCGGTCGTGCCTCAGGTCATTCTCTATACCCAGACCCAAGCAGCGGCGACACTCAGACCGCCTCGTATAGTAGCTCACCTCGAAAATATCGTCATTGGCCCGGAGCGCCTCGTCAAAGACGATCTTCCGGGCATGGGGGTCTACGTCTTTCGGGTCCCGGACAAGGTTCCAAGCAGGGACAATGGTGCGTCCACGATAGGATCTAAGCGGAGAGAGTCCCAGCGTACCGTGAGCACTCCCATCCTCCATCTTGAGTGTCGTCTCAGGCCCGGCGTTGTGGAGTTGCAGAGTGATCCTACCCCGACTCACTTGAGCTTCCAGTCCATTTGCGGACTCATTTATCGCTTCTACGAGGGTTCCGGCCTTGACTTGTCTTCCTTCAGGTAGTACAATGGTCTGTACCGACCCCCCACTCACAGAAAAAGACAGTTCATCATTGTCGCCCGACTCAATCTCATAGGGCTCTGCTACCAATGAGGTGATCTCTACCTTGGAGTACAGACCTTGGGGAGGAACCACCCTCCGATTCCAGAGTATCTTGATCTCTTTGCTGGAGGGGTTCCGAAGGGGGAGAAGAGTACGGCGATCGTTTTCTAGGGATAGCCATTCCTCCACCACGTGGTGCGGACACCTGTGTTTTAAGAGCAGATCCTTTGACATATCACTCGTCCGTCACGGAAGGAAAATCCTCACTACTGACGTAGAAGGCTACCTCTTGCTTCAGATCATCGAGCGTCTCCGCTCCTGACTTCCTCTTGACAAGAAGCACGATCTCTTCTATATGCTGGTCTGTGAGGTCCACAGTCCGTTTGATGCGGAACTCAAGGTCCTCAACACGCCTCTTAATATTGGGGATCATCCAGTCCTTAACCTTGGACACGGTATTGCTAGGAGCCGTGTCGTCAAAGCTCTGATTTCCCTTCTGGTACTCTCCTTCTGATGGTACGCCGCCCGCAAAGGGCTCTGACTGTTTTAGGGAGAACTTCCCTTTCGTCATATAGATCCAATCGCCACGGCTGCGAATCTGCAAGTCCGTGAGGTTCCCCCCGTAATACTCGAAGGCACGTGCATACTTAGCCAACACGCTGTTTCGTGGCCTCACTACATAAGAGACTCGGTGGCCTTCTTCATCGAACTCGTATTCGATCCATCCAAGGCGATCAATCTCTGACTTGAGGTAGGATATGCGGGGGTCCACGTACTGCAACTGAGCTTCTGCGTACGTAATGAGGCGGTCGAATTCCGACCTCTTGAATGTGCCCAGAAAATCAAATGCCATCTGCTTGAACCTACACTTTCGCTACCTAATGAAACTCTACTCATAAGGCACTACAAGTAGATTAGAGCACCCGATCCAAAACGACGCGGGCTCTGCGGCTAGGCTCTTTGGTTAGAAATCCGGCCCTCCGTCCCTGCTCGTAAGGGGGCTCGATCCCACGGCTTTCATATTGGATAGCAGTGGGGTCGAGTATCTGACCCCCATCGGATTCCAACCACCAATGGACGACACCTTCTGCGTCTCTCGCTCTTGCCGGTGTGTATTCTGAGTCCCCACCACCGATCACATGGTACAGGGCCTCAGATGCCACATAGCAGTGTCCATAGAGAGGTATGTCAGAGCCTCGATACTCGGGTTTGAGTAGGTCGGGGCTCAGTGCCGTCTGGATCTTCTCGATAAGGGTAGGTACATTCATGTGATCATAGCCCGAAGATGAACTTCACAGCGTTTAGGGGTCCCTTGTAGTCATCCTCTCCCGGCCCCCCGAAGGCGAGCACAATACCTGCCGTGAAGTCATCGGGGTTCGTGTCCGGGGTATTCTGGGCGGCCATGAACTCATTCGTGAGGTAAGGAACGCCTCCGACAGCGGGAGGGATGAATAGGGTTGAAATCGAGAAGTCCAGTACGCTCAGGCTCTCAAAGAACGCAACGATCCCATCCAGCACATCAATAATGTCATTCAGGAGGTCCAGTCTGCCCCGGAGAGCTTCAAGGGTGGAGTCGATTGAGGCATTGAAATCGGCAAAGGTCTGCTCGAACGCACTCATCATCTTGAAGAGCCTGTCAAGTACGCTGCTGGCCTCTGGGATCAGATCTTCAAGCGGTCGAATCGCCTGCCAGTTAGGAGGAATGCCCTGAGTCTCGTGGCGGTCGACCATCTGGATAACTTGGTGTACCTTGGTGCGCAGATCAATATCGGTCATGAAGACCCCTGAAAAGTCACCCTCTTCCAGTAGAGGTAGAATCACGGGCTCTGCGGTCGTGTAGAAGGACTTGACCATCTCGAAGAGCGAGTCATTCTGCATGATGATGGGCAAAATCTTTTTGATCTTCTTGATAGCCATCTTATCCACCCAGATGCGGAACTGCTCCCGTGTGGATAGTCCGAACTTCTGAGCAAACAGCTCACGAGCACCACTAAAGGGGTCGTTTTCTAGGTCGTCTGAGGCAGTGATTGATCCAACAGAAGCAACCCACCACTTAGACATTTCATAGCTTTCAACTTCTTCCTCGAAGAGGGGGCCAGCAAAGAACCTCACTGAATCTTCGTCACCATCTAAAGGGTCGAAGCCCGGCACCATCGCACTAGCTATCTGTTGTAGCGTCATACTGGAGGTACCCTCCGGGATCTGTGTCTCCTGCTCCAAAAGGTATTGAGGGACGCCTTCCTCCAGAGAAGAGGAGCCAATCATGAGGGTTCCCTGATCGTCATAGGTGTCCGCATCGAAGCGGAGCATGTAGGCGGCCCGGTACACGTTCAGAAGAGCCGTGGGCATATCAAAGGTCGTGTCCACGTCTGGGAGGCTGCCGAATACCGGAACACTCGGGTCGGACTCTGTATACTCCTGTCCATTCAAGATCAGAGTATGGACCGTCTCGCCACCTAGTGTTCTCTCTTCGAGAGTCACTTCCTCCGGCACGGAGCGAATACGGTAGTAGTATCCATTCTCCACACCCTTCTCGACGTCCTTCACAACATAGGAGTAGGAGCCTGCGATCCAGTTGGCCGTAACGTCGTCATTTCCATCCCCCAGAGAGACAAAGGGGTTGTCCTCGTCAAGGGGCTCCCACACTGATACGGGCTCTCCCTTACGGTTAAGGAGAGGTTCCTCGACACCTTGGGCATCACCCTCTTTCTCAGTCCGCTTTCGGAGAGGGTCCTTCTGCGTGACCTTGGTTTTCTGGCGAGTCAGTAGCTTGCCCTCACGGGACTTGGACCGCTCGATGTAGAACTTGTTGTCTGCAAAAATGTCATAGAAGAGGCTCTGCGTGAACTTGGGCTCTTCCCACGAGAGGAGTATGGTCGTCAGTTCGTCATCCTCTGAGAACAGGTTGATCATGGATTCGACAGGATCTCCATCGGAGTCCGCAGGCACCGCTTCCACATTGATGGGCGGTGGGTACCGGATCTCCATATCTATCTGTGTCAGGTACTGGAGAGAAATGATCTGACGAATGAAGTCGGCCACATTATCTTTCGTGACCAGCAGGAAAAGGGCACCAAGGTATCCATCCGATCCTATCTGTGGCCGGTTAGGGTCCTCCATATCATAGAGGCTCTGCATAAAGAGGGTGCGGAATTTTGGGTAGCCCCCTTGGTACTGGTGCAGCTCCTCAAGGGAGGTGGGAATCAGAAAGAGCCCGTTGGCCTCAGAGGATTCCAGATTTTCTAGTACCGTCTCTATCTCACTGAGAAGTAGCTGGACCGCAGGCTCGATCGGGTTGGGCACAGAGATCATGAACACCTTGAGAAGCTCCAAAACCGACGTAGCGACGTTACCCACTGAAATGAGTAGGTCTGCTACGTCTTGGACCTTATCTAGGTACTCCGTCCCCTGTAGGACGTCTCCAAGGTCAAATGTCTGCCAGTCAGCCATACCTATTCGTCCTCAGTCTCTTTCTGCTCGATGTGGTCCTCTAGTCTATCCCGTACATCTACGAGACGATCCCGGACTTTTTTGAGCTGTTCTGTAAGGCCTCTATAGGGCTTGAGTTTGACCTCTTCCCACTGCGGCTCTTCTGTCTCTTCGTCACTCATACTATGAACTCGATAGGAGTTTGATCAGTTCCTTTCGTCGCTTCCTTTGACGCCGGGCTAGATTCTCTCGGTACCTATCACGCCGGGCCAGTGTACCATCTTCTAGGTTCGTGCGGAAGTCGATCCACGTGTACCTTATGTCATACAACGCTTCGGTACCCTTGAGAATGCCCTCGATCTCTTGTCGGAGGTTCGGGCTCTGGTCACGAATCCAGTCATTGCGTGTGTCGACCGCCTGAATGTGACGGTCCAAGGTAGCATCGTCAGGGTCTCCCGGCCTTTCCAAATAGGAGAGCGGTGTGCCCTCTAGGTCATCAGGATCGTGAATCGTCATTCGTATGCCATCATCCAACCTATCAATCAGGTCTAATACATTGATGTATTCAAAGAGTATGAGCTGATAGGTCTTGGGCTGGAAGATGCTTCCCCGATACACCTCAAAAGAAGTGCTGGCTTCGTCCGTCAGCGAATAGGTCGTATACTCATTCGAGCCAGATACGAGTAGCTTCTGGGGTGACGAGCCTGAGTCAATGGAGTCCACGGTGTAGAAGCCCCGGTTATCCCCCTGTGCGACGACCACAAAGTCACCTTTCTCGACTCCGGCATTCACAAAGTCTGTGCCCTCAAAGCTCCCGCCACTTACAGATCCCGACACCGAAACGACAGGGACCCCAAAGACTCGATCCATCAGTACGAGGAGTCTCTCTTTATAAGGTGTCGACGGGTTGGAAGAGGTCGCCCCCAAGTAAGGCTGAATATCTGCATCACTATCGCTATTGAGAGCATAGGTCACTCTCTGCCCAGCCAGCTCTGTTTGGAGGGCCTCGACCTGCGGAGAGAATCGTCGTGGCTGTGAGACTCTCCAGTTCACGGGATAGAGAGGCGTAAGGGCCGTGTGATCTCCATCGTCCGTATAGAGAGGCTCTTCCACCACGATTGCCGATGGGGTAGCAGTGGCATCCACCGACTCGACGGTGTAGCGCCCAGCATTCAGGTTCGTGCCCGTGATTACGAGGGTCTGCCCGGCCTCGACGTCACCCACCGGGTCAGGAGTCAGAAGGGTACGTGTTGATGCCACGGCTTCTGCGGTTCCCGTTGCAATATCCGGGGCATTGGAGATACCCACCACTACTGGCGTGGTATCCGCCAATGGAATCACTTCGGGATAGAGATACCCACTACCACCACCCCGTGCTACATAGGTTCCATTGTTAGGCCCGGAAGACGAGACGGTAAGCGCGCCTTGGGCTGCTGAGAAGTCGATAGTACCATCGTCGATTCTATGTAGTCCAGCCGGGATGCTTCCTGTACCACTGGCTTCTAGGAAATAGTTAGCGGGGCCAGACTCAGCAATCGGGCTCGTCACCTCCAGATAACCATTCTGGAGGTCGTTCACAGAGTACGAGCTGTGCCCACCCGCACCATCATCCACATGCAGCGTAAGGGAGGAGGCACCTGAGAAGGCCGTGAAGTCAACAGCATCTTCCCATCTCTCATTAATGCTACTGTGCCTAGATCCCGTACCCTCGTAGAGGTTCTCCACCGTGTAGACAACGGACGCATCCTCGACTACAAAGGCGGCCAACACCAACTCTGTTGTTGAAAGGGCTCCCACGGAGAACGGGATGCTCTGGCCTCCATTAGTAACGCCCTCTATCAGTACGAGATCATGCCTGCGTGGAGGCGCTGTGAGCCCCGTGAGGTTAGGCACAGAGAGAGTCGTGGCATTCAGGACCGTGGCGTCCACCACTTGTCCTTCATGAGTGTCATTTTGCACCACCTCGTTTGCTACCACCTCTCGAATAAGACGCTGCATCTCGCTGTCTTGAAAAGGCTGGACATACGGAGGTTTCTGGTCCCCGTCGTCATCGGTAGTACCTCCATCAAGAGCTGGGAAGCGGTGGGGCTCCAAGCTCTGGTTACGGAAGTTCACCGTCATATCTAGGAAGGTCTTGGGCTCGATCTGAGCTTGTCCCAAAAGATCCGCCATGAAGCTGGGAAGCGTTGTATTCAGAAGCTCACCCTCAGATGCGTTCACAAAGAGATCGAGAGGTGTGCGATAGTAAGGAGGATCTCCATCTGATAGGGAGAAGGCTCCCGTATCCACCATAACAGCGGGGATCGTGTATACTGTATCACCCCTCTCAGGGTTCAGGCTTGTAGCATTCGTTGCCGTGAGGTTTGGGTGGTCGCCCCCGTGTGGGTTTGTTTTGACCTCGATATAGTCAGCGCCCACCGATGTGACGATCAGGTTCTCCCCGTATACAGAAGTGGTGCGGTCCACACCCTGAGCGCCCCCGCTGTACGTAACACGCCCGATATTCACGTGGTCCCCAACCTCGAAGGGAGGAAGATACTTCGTAGGTACCGGGTTCGTGGGGTCAAAGGGGCTGTTCGTAAACTCCCCGGTCATGGGATCGAAGCCCACTGCCACCTTGAGCCGCACTTCTCCACCATTGCCATCCTGAGATCCCTCCACCCCCTCCGTAGTGACCCTTGCCTTAGCCGCACGTACACGAATGTTCTCGATAGAGAGAATGCTGTCCTGCTTGGGATCTGCCAAGATATGCAGGAAGTCCTCCGGGAACTCATAAGACCCACCACCGTCTGCTGGAGCAGTGATCGTAAAGGTCTGCTTCTGCTCAGGATACAGGCGGCTTAGTCTCGACGGCTTCCACATAGGTCGGAACGTACCCTTGTACTCAAAGGATAGAGGGAGAGTAGAGCCAATATCAAAGGGCTTCTTACTCACCATCACCAAGTCGTCAATGAAGTTACGCACGTACCCGGTCTGGCTATCTAGATCCTTGACCTGCTCAATATCTGAGGCGCTTGGCTTCTGGCCGGGGTTCTGTGGGTTGGCGTAATAAGGGAGCAGCTCTCCTGTGATGGGATCTACACCTCCGGGCTGATAATCCCCTTGGAGTTCAAAGAGAAACTTGCCATCTCTGTCCCCAATCACACGTCCATCTATGACTTCTAGCAGAGCCTCGAAGCCGTCAACCACCCTATTGTAGTAGGCCAGTAGGACACGTCCAGCTCGATCTTGATCTCGGAGGTCGCCGCCCTCATAGATAAGACCCTCATTGCCTTTCTGGTAGATCTCTTGGGAGCCGGAGGTGGAAATTACAGGACCCGAAGATGCAGCCTGTGCCTTGGCATTCCGATCAATCTGAGAGGCTACTTCCAGTGCGTACTCTTCCATCTCGATGGCCCGGAAGAAGAACGTATCAGGGCTCAGGAAGTCGTAACTGGCCTTGAGTGTGGCATTTTGGAGTCCGTTGTCCTCGGAAGCGTTGACCCGTCTTGTGTAAGAGGCTCTAAACTTTGGGAGGAAGGTCTGGCCGCCAATTTTCTTCGGCCCCACGGAACGCAGGGCTGTATAGGCTAGGTGCCATACCTCTCCATCCTTAGGGGCATCGGTGACGGTAGGCTCGATGATGATACGGCCACCGCTTTCATACGTGTAGGCAAAGTCCTGCTCCAGAACAGAACCTTCACCATTGGGACCAAAGCGAATGAGGGTGATTGGCTCGGTATCTACGCCGATGCGACTGAATTTCAGGAACTGAGCATCCGGGACATAGACCGGATACTTTGAGATCACCAGAGCGGGCTGCGTATACTCACGCATCAGGTTAGAGGCAAAAACCACACGGGTAAGGGCTGCCTCTTCGTCATAGGACACCCCTTGAATATAGTAAGGATCGCCATCAAGGTAGAGTAGAAAGCCTTCTTCGAGGGTGCTCGTCTGGTCTCCACGAACCTGTAGCTCGGCGGTTCCAGCGCTGTTGGGCTCCGAAGAGAAAGCTAGGGACTCCAGTGCCTCAATCGGGGTTGTAGTGACAAGCACCGTGGGCTGCCGGAGCGTCTCACGAGGCGGCACACTAAGCTCTATCTCAGTGATGTTGGTACCAGCGTCATAGCTTGCCTGCAGGACCTCAAAGCTCTGGTCATCGGCCTGCATAAAGATGCCGGGCTCCAATACATCGGTGTGATCTCCTCGGAACTGTTGGCTGGTGGCGGCTGCGAATATCACAGGAGGGGTAAAAGGCTCCTGTAGGAGGGAAGCGGTTTGTTCACCACCCGCAGCGTCGAGAGCATAATAGGAGACGTGTACCTTTCGCCCACTGCGAACCGACTGTACATTAACAGTCTTTGTGGAAGCACTGGCATTTAGATCGGAGGGTACGCCGTTAACCAAGACCTGCATAGCCCTTTCAGGGTCGAGGGTACGACCTGACCCGAAGCTCAAGGTAGCGGAGCTTCCAGCACGACCAGCATCCTCTTTGACACGGAAGCCTACGTTATCCTCGACGGTTCCATTGGCTGTCTGGTACCTCACGAAGAGGCTCTGGCCTGTCCTAAAGGGCTTCTCGAAAAAGAGCAGTTGTCCTCGTTGGGTATATCCATCCTCAGGGACAAGCGACCGGACTACCAGAGGCTCAGGTTGGAGGTCTGCGGGAAGACCGATCTCTCCTGTGGACGCAAGTACCTCCACCGGGCCGGTACTGCGACCCACACTTAGAGAGGGGTCCAACACAACGGAAGCACCCTCGTCTGCGACATTGAAGAGCAGGGTCTTCCCATCCCCATCAATGGCGTATTCACCGGGGCCGGGGTTCGAGGACACCTCGGTAAGCTCCACCTCTTCTCGCCAGAGCTTATACTGTGCTGTGGCATCCCTGTAATGCACGGGTAACTCGGGGCTCTGAGAGATAGGCCCAAGCACCTCAGACTCTAGTACCACATGAGCTACCACTGTCCCGTCCAAGACAAACTCGTGGTCCTCACCATCTGGCACATAGGTGTCCACGTCAGTGACCACATAAGGGAAGACCGTACGCTCTCGGAGGTCAGCTTGCTCAAAGGCATAGCGGTAGATGATCTCCGGGGCCTCTAAGATCTTGAACTCAGTGGTATCATTACCGTCCAGATCCAGTGGCCTATCTACCGTCACTGAGGTCGAAGTTGAAGACAGGACACGATAGGCATCGGAGCCCACCAAAAGAATGGGGCTCTTTGTAGGTTCGGGAGGCACAGAGAGGCCACTGAGGTCGACAGAGGTGGCTTCTAGTGTGTCAGCACCTGTGAGCGTTCCCACATCCTCGTAGAGCTGCTCTCCGACCTTCTCAATGAATGTGAGCGTGCCCGAATCGAAGTTGGCAAGAACCTCGTTGGAGCCCACGAGATTCTGATACCCACCTCCCTCATTCAGCTCGAACTCATATCCCTCGTCATGCAGCACTTGGTGCGGCAACTGGAGCGAGTACGTGGGCGAAGCTAGTACCTCATTGTGACTCTCTTGCTGTGCCCACTGGAGCTGTTGGTTGTCGAAGTCATAGATCACGTCCACATCGGGCTCTAGAAGACGACGCTTAGGTCCCTTCTGTACCCGGAAGAACACATCGTCTCCGTAGCCTGCCACATCTTGGAGGGGGAGCTGGTTGAGGCGCAAAGAAGGGCCTGCCGGGATGGAGTCGGAAAGCACCGTATCCACCACTCTCTCCACACCCTTACCATCAGGAAGGCCTCTGTTGTTTGAGGGGTCCACCGGGCTCTGGGCAAGTCTAAAGGAAATGCCGTTCTCGATAGGGAAGTCAGAGGTTCCGGCCACCAATGTAGATCCAGCTTCCTCTCGCCTCAGTGCGTAAGATAGCTGGACCTGTCCGTTGCTTCGTGCCACCTGTGCTCGTGTAGCGGGGAGGTTCAGGGAGTCCTCAAGGTCTGCGGGTTCCGCTACGAAGTCCACCTCTGAGATAGAGACGCCCGTCTCTTTGATGTAGAGCAGGAGGCTATCTTCGTCGTACTGTGAGAAGTCCACGTTCCCCATCGTGGTACTCATAGCATCCCCATCCTCAATCGTCCCCAAGTCGGTATGGACGTAGGACTCGACGGGCTCTGTATTGGAGAAGACGCCATCGTAATAGACAGAGGCACCCTCAAACTCGGCTTCGAGCGAGGTGTCAAGATGGATCTCCCCGGTGTCCGGGTTCCATACGTAATCATACCCCGTAGAAGGTGCCGTCAGGGACGTAGATGATTCACCTCGAAGGTGAGAGCGATACTCGATTCGGATTCGAGGGGACTCCGAAGAGGTCGGAATCGGGTTCATGTAAAGGTCGGAACCTACCACGCCGATCTCACCAGTGCTCTGGTCATACCCAAAGAAGTTGGTGCGGAAGCAGTAGACCGCCTGATTGAGGTAGGAGGTCGTCAGGTCATCAGCAAAGAGGAGATCCCCACTCTCCACATTCAGAACAGCTTCCCCTGTCGGGACCGTATTGATCCCATTCTGGTAGTTCTGGTATTGTGCAGCAGTGACACGGTTAGCTTCGGGTACAGGTACCACCACACCGTCATTCAGGTCTTGGCTACCAACAATCAAGAGAGGCTCGTTGCCTTCCACCACAGGGAGAGATAGTTCCTCCCCGATAGCACCAAGAGCTTCTGGGCTGGAGCCGGGTAGTGTGTTCCACCTCTGCTTACGGTCGTCAAAACCAAACCGGGTACGCTCGTCATTCGAGGTCCAGTTGATCTTGAGCCTTGAAGGTTCCCACGTCACCTCGACGTCCTGTGTGGGGTCGGTAGTGTACTTTACCAGACCGGCCAGTTCGTCAGTAGAGTCCGGGGTCGGCGTCACGGAGACAACGGATTCGAGAGACCGTCCTCCTCCGTTAAACTGGTAGAGACCGTCCTCTACCTTGGTGGCTACCTCAGTGATCTCCGAAGGGACCACTAAGTCTGCCGTCTCGTATACCTGCACAAGGTATGCAGTAGAGATAGCTTCGGGGTCGTTCAAGACGGCGGCTTCGTAGGCAGACCGGTCCTGTTGGCGTACCAGTACGTCACCCTCTCCAGTGAAAGGGGAGTTACTGCTTGCGGTGCGTGGCTTACGGAGGACAAAACCGTCGAAAGGAACTTGCATGATCTACCTGTATACCGAACTAAAATTCCCTGTAACCTTCTAAGAGGTACAGGGCACAAGGGGATTATCAGCCTCTCTATTTAGGGCTACTCCCCGTCTTCCATTCTAGCAAGAGATACATGACGGTGGACGGGACACCGTGTGCAGCGTTGGATGCCCACACCTATAGGCTCGTAGTCTACGCCATCATAGGTCGTAGCGACTCGACTCCAGCGGTGCCCTAGCACCTTACAGATTAGCTGTCTCAACATGGCGGTCTCCAGTCTGATTATGCGAGGTCGTCGAGCGCTGCTTTGATGGCTTCCATATCAGCGGCGGTGATGGTCGTAACCTCACCACCCTCATTGAAGACCATGAAGGTCGGAATACCCCGGATGCCGTACTTCTTTGCCAGCTCAGGGTTCTCGTCCACATTGATTTTTACAAAGGTGGCGTCCTCACGCCCCTCTGAGAGAGCCTCTACCTTCGGCATAGCGACCTTGCAGGGTCCACACCAAGGTGCCCAGAAATCCACTACCACGGGACCATCGGCTTCCAAAACGTCTTGCTCAAATGAATCGGTTGTCACTGCTTTCATGTGTTCACTCCTATCAGGATCTGTATGAATTTTCAATACCCGTACCAGATCAAAGGATTAGCTGTCAAGACTTGATGCCATGTTGACCCGACACTTGATACCGATGGTGCGACCCCGTGGAGTCTGAAACACGACTTCATCAGAGCGCCTCATGATCTCCATATTGAATCCCGCATGGAAGTCTGCTATCTCCCGAAGTTCTTCGGCATCCAACACTTCCATCTCCTCGTTCCAGTTGAGGGAGACAAAATCCTCCACCTCGAAAATGGTCCGGTTGTTGTGGTATTGCATTCAGGGCTCCTGATCAATCGTAAATGGTGACGACGGTGTAGTCTTTGAGAACGGCCTTGCCGCCTTCGGAGAGAGGGAGCTTGGAGTTGCCCCCGACTTGGTTGGCGACCTCTTGAATGTCCTTACCGATCGTTTCCCGGATAGCATCCACGTCCACTTCGAGGTGACGTTCGATGTACCGGATAACGGCATGGTCGGTAACATGAATCTTTTGTGGCTGGAGAGCCTTACGCTCTTTGTCCAGCGCCTGCTTCTTCTTGCGAAGCTCAGAGAGGCGGTCATTGGCCTCTGTCACTTCTTCCTTCGTGGCCTTGATCGTTCCATCAAGGTAGGTGATCTGCCTGTTCAGTTGGCGAATCCTTTCTGACTTTTCCTCGGGGGTAGGCATCATCGTACTCCTGTTGGTGGGTGTAGTTGTCAGGCCTCAACCACGAAGGTCCTCTTCGGTGTAGAGATAGGCACGGCGACCGATACGGGCCTGTGCTTTCTTATACGTATCCATTGTACCATCTGAGCCCTGATAACAAAAGGCCGCTAGGACGTGGCTATCTCTGGCAATCAGAGTGTTGCGGTCGAAGTAGTTGTTCACTCCGTAGGGCTCGTAGCGCTCGTCATCTTCGGGATACCAGTGGGCGGGAATATGCTCGATATACCCCAGATCGTTCATGAGGGCGTAACTTTTAGCCCAGCCATCCACACCCTTGGGCTGACCCCCAGAGACGATCGTGTTAATCATGGGGTACTCCTCCCTGAGGGCGTCGACCCGATCAAAAACGAATTGACGATTCGGCCATTCTCGTGACCCTACGACGCCCAGATGGGTAATATCACCAACGCCAAAGAGCTGATTCAATGTGATCTCTGTCATACTATTTTGCCTGTTCCGGTTCCGATGGTCGGATTGAAGGGGAACACTGGCGAGCCTGCTACAGCGGTATTCACGACACCCGTAGCAAACCAGAGGGCGATCCCCTGTCCCAGACCTGCCGCCAAGTTGTCGGCCTTAGAGCCTACGATAGCATTCGAGGTAAGCCCTGACTGAATAGCAGAGACGGCTACAGAGGGGTCGGCATTAGCAACTGCCCCAATACCCGTACCTACTGCGACACCGGCCACTGCTGTCTGGACCACGGCCTCTGTATTGATCACGGTAGCAATCCCCGTAGCTACCGCTTGCGCCAGCTTGGGTTTATTATAACCCGGAATGGCTGCGGCTGCAAGGTTCGTGTCGATCAGGGAGGCACCGGATGAAGGCTCCAAGGTCCATTTACCTGTTCCCGATCCTGCTCCCAACGTACCGGCCACCTGTGTTTGCACGGCCAGCGACTGGACAAAGTTCTGCACCCCCACCCCTAAAGCTGCGGATAGGTTAGATGCAAAAGGCCCTACAATTCCGACGCCGTTGAGCTGGCTCAGAATCGCAGGGGTAAGGTTCAGGGCGGTTACAGGCATTCAGGCAGCCCCTAACTTCCGGGCGAGCTTCCAGTGATTGAGGATACGCTCCGCTGTCTCGGCATCGGCCTCAAAGTCAAGGTGCAGCGTGGCATCACCGGACTCGACCATCCGTAGCTCACGAGCGAAACTGCGTGAGCCGGTGGAAGCCAGCAAAAAGTCACCATCATGTGTGGTGATAATCCAGCGTCTCTTCTTATTCGCCATCTCCAAACTCCGTATCTCGTACAAGGGGGATTGTTTGACGTCGGACCCTCTCCTGCTTGATGGTCTTGAGGGCCACCTTCCAGTCATCTTTGTGCATGACTCGGAAGGAATGAAACATAGGGTAGCCGTTGATGCTCCGGGGGAAAGCCTTCGACATATACTCAAAAAGGCAGCCTATATCGTCCGCGATAGGCTTGAGCATATCTCCACCACCCAAGACAAGAGGCATGAAGATTAGGTTCAGGCTCTCGTTCTCGGGCACCTGAGCGGACGTGAAGATGTTCCCGGAAAGGAAGTCATCTACGAATTCCCGAAGCTCGTTGTCGTCCATACGAGGAAGTTTGGAGAAGGTTTCTCCCTCTTCTACGGTCTCGACGTCCGTCCTCTTTTGTTTCTTCGTCTACCACGGTATCAACGCTCCTATAAGGGTAGGTCTGATACGTAATTGATACCACAGGATATGAGGTACGTCAAACAGTTCTTACCAGAGGATTTCCTGTCAAGGGAAGGCCGGTAAAGGGGTCGATGTAGGGAGACGGTCCCGGTGCCCCACCGATAACAGGTAGCGTTGCGGCAGCGCCATTTCCAAGTCCCACGTTCCCGGTGAGGCCTATTGTCGGGGCCTTCATACCAATAGACGTGGCCGCTGTCATCTGGACCGTAGCACCCGTCATCGAAATCGAGCCAGCACCCATCGTTACAGAGTAGGTGCCGGTCGATGCCTGAAAGGTGAAGTTACCAGAGGTAGGGCTTTGCCACGTACAGGTGAGAGGACCTGCTGACTCTACCGTCTTGGTTCCGCTGGTACCAAACGAGATCGTATCAGAGGCCGGAGCACCAAACGTCGTTTGTCTGTTCCCCGATAGGATCTTGAGTTCTTCGGCATTGGAGCCCGTGGACGTAGCTTTCGTGATCGTTGTGGAGCGCCCTGTCCCGATACTGTCAGTGACGGTACCCTTGACTGTCGTACTCTTGTCACTGAGTACGTTGGTGTTCAAAGAGCCCATGCCAACGCTGACTTCCATTCCCTCTGCGCTCATGGACTTAGAGCCGCCTACTTCCTCGATCGAATCATCGGATACAGCGGTACCCATCGAACCTTCGATAGCCATCCCCACATCGCCCTGAATCTCTGACTGCATCCCGTAGCCGTTCCCATCGGGGCCACGTACTTTCAGCTTGATGCCACCACTGGTTGTGAGATCTAAAGAGCGGCCACTCCTGTCAATCGAACCTAGCGACCACTTGAAGCCTCCCTTTGCTTTGAGGTCGAGGGAGGTGCGGTCGTTTTTGTTGGCCCCCATCACGAGCTTGGTAGAGCCCTTGACGTCTGCCTCTACGGAACGACCGGCCCCAAGGTTTGATTTCTTGGAGGTAGATGCGGGGATCGAGAGGAAGACGTGCCCCTCTTTGTCGTGGGCTAAGAACAGCTCCCCAAGGCCATCAGGTCTGCGCATCCGGTACATTTGCGCTGCGGCCAGTGACTTCTCGGTTTCCTCTGCATCGTTTTTGAGGGCCTCCATCCGTGGGCGGCCAGAGGTGGAGTTGGGGTCAGAGAAGATCACCGGCTTCAAGAGTTTGCCGTAGTTGGAACGCCCTTCTGCCGTATACGGATTGTTCCCAACTACCGTACCACTGACTCTCTCGATAAAGGGGTTCCACTGCGTCTCGGGTCCAATGAGGTCGGCATCGAAACCGTAGTGGTCAGGGAAAGGCATACGCTGGTCGCTAAACTCTTGAATCTCTACCCGATCCTCGGTAAAGGCCCGTACGTCCGGGTCATTCGGGTCCTCCAGATTCTCAGTGACGACGGCTAATCTCTCCCCCGACTCCAGTGTGATGTAGGGGAGGCGGTTAATATCCGGGGCCAAGTCTCCGTCCTCAAAGAGGATTCCTGCATCCACGAGGTGTTCAAAGATCTCCGTACCTTCCTCGAAGGCGAGATCGTCGGGCATCGTGAGAGCGCTGCGTGTCACACGACCAGAGCGACGTCGGGTAGCTGCTGTCGTGTGATAAGCGTCGAGGGTCGTAGTGATCAGAGACTGGTCCTCAGAGCGCAGCCAGATTTCACCACCACCTGTGTGAAGAAGGCGTACGTCCCGATCCAAAATAAGCTCTGCGCCCTTGTCAGAGGCCCCATAAATGTCTCCGGGGTACAGCTTCCGCATACGGTGTCGGGTCGGCCCGTAGATCCCGTCTAGCTCCCTCTGAACCGTTTCCATCGGGGTCGTCAACTCTTCCGCATCTCTCTCCGCAGCACCAAACGGATCAAACCCCAGAGCCGTCTTGTATCCGTTTGGGAGGAAGGAAAGGATATAAGGACGCACCCCTTGGTCTTTGTGGATTGCAGAGAAGCCACAGACAGCGATAGCGCCTACCTCCGGCATCGCCCCAAGGAAGCCACGCTTCGACCAGTATGCGCTGCTGATCGGCACCTCTCTTGCGGGAGGGAGCCTGCCTTGCAGCCACATAATGTCGCAGACCATGTTCTCGTAGTCTACCCGCTGCACTTCCCCAATGCGCAGAGCAAACCGTAGAGGGCCTTTCTGGCCCATCATGGTGGCTTTAACCGGGCGCTGACCGATCGGGCTAGGTGGTCCGTATCTCTTAGTCATTTGTTACCCTTCTGCACGTGTGGGGCCACCGCTTCTTCTTCTTCCGGTAAGGCTTGCATTTAGCTTCAATCGAGCGTTCTAGCTCTGAGCGCTCTTCGTCCGTCATGGTGTCCCCAGCTTCTCTGAGGTTGCGTCTAAACTCGTCCAAGTCCACGCCATCTGCCCAATGCTTCTTTTCGTCAGTCATTATCGTCTCCCGTAAGATCATCGGCTTCATCCTCTACTGAGGCAAAGCTGGAGGACACATCGGCTTTGCTGCTGTCATACGCATCCCTGAGGTCAGATAAGGCCCCGTCCGTCCCTAGTACGTCCTGCAAGGTCTTCCCATCATCGAGGGCTTCACGAACCTCTTTACGGCCCAGAGGGTTATCCAGACCATCTTGGCCCGACGTGTTCGTAGGAACGGAAGCGAAGTCGGACGGCCTCGGTACCTGCCGTGTCTCCCCTCGAAGCTCACGCTCACGCTGCTTACCTGACGTGAAGGCCTTTTCATACAGGTCACGAAGCCAGTCGGTAATGATCGGCACCACAGAGGAGTCACGAGGAGGCTTTACATTGGCGGGGAGGGCATGAATACCACCCTCCCGGTTGGCCTCAAGTCTCTCTCGGAACAGCTCCACCTGTGCCTCAGTCTCAACCTGAGTGTTGGGGATACCCGTGGTATTCACCATCTGGGACGCCACGGGATCATCGGCTTCATCCACAACCTTGACGGACTCCTTTACCCCGCCATCTTCGGGCACCTCACCGTCTGGGGGGGCCTCGACAATGGAGTTAGACCACATCTCTTGAGCAGCCTCGTGGTGATACACATAATTGTCCACGCCCCAAGGGGATTTCCCTTTGGGATAAGTGGAGAGCCAGTTTTCCAGCTCCTGAGGCGTGTACCCGTTTCGCTCAAGGCGGTTATATCTCTTGAGCGTGCCGATACCGCCTTTCCAGAGGATCGCCTGCTTCTTAGGATCGCCCCCGTGATGCTTGCTGTACTTGTCCTGCACCTGCAAGAAGTGCTTGATAGATAGCCGTGCGTCTCCCATGAAGTCGACATTTTCGTGATCGGTTTCAGCGGCATTTGCCTCACCAATCTGCATTAGACCTACGAACTGTGAAAGGTTTCCGTCGCTATTTGTACGCCGTGCTCTCGCATCACCTGAGGACTCTGTATGGATAAAAGCCATGACCGCCTCGTCCGGGTATGTTTCTTCTGAAAGGTCCAGCTCTTCTCGCACATCTCGAATCGTCTGCCGCCATCTTGCGACGTTGCTATTGTAGGCGAAGGTACGACCACCCTTACTCCGAACACTCGGGGCAGTAGCTCTTGTACCACTCCCTCCCGAACTTGGAGGTGGGGTAGAAGCAGAGGTGGACGAAGACACGGTAGCAGGCCTATTGCCACGGAACTCTTCTGCAAGTCGGGGTGCCGACAAGGTAGCTAGTCTCGCAAGGTCATGACTCATGATCTCGGGAGGACTCACCTGAGTGAGCATACGTCCGTAATTATTGGGGTCGATCAGGAAGTTGGAGTCCTTTGAGGGGTCGGCATTATGAGCCGTGGGAGCCTGTTGAGCCTTCTGAGCTGAGATATTGGGGGTCGTTGTACCTCCCTGCTTATCGTCAGGCTGCATGTGGACAAGACCTTCCGCACGCACGTCTGCTTCGTCCTTATCGTATTTGAATCCTCGTGCCTGCACCATCACTCGGCGGCCATACTCGTAAGTACCCACCACCTCATAGCCTCGCTCGTCAGAGACGGGGAAGGTGGCAGCATTCACTTCGATCTTACGTCCCTCGGAGTCTACATCAATCTGGGGGTCAGCTTCAATGTGCTTGATAGGTCCCCGGACACGATCGCCATCGTCCGTCACGGAGGAAGTCTCGTCACGGTTGGGATCAACCATATACATGTACTTGTTGGGACCACCCACCCCGAAGTTAGAGCGGAGATTCATCAGGTTACGAGACACCACCTTGGCATCATCATCTTTGTTCTCTGAATTTGCCTCGATCTTGCCATACTTGTCGAGGTCCTCTTCCGGGAAGTAGCTCAAGATCACATTCCGGTCTCCCACAGGAGTGCCAGAGGTATCGTCCACCCTTCTCTTATACATGTTGCTGGGTATCCGGCCCGGATCAGCAAGGTCGCCGGGTCGAGGCTCTGAGTTCTCAGCTTCCCACCTATCAAAGTCTCCGTAAAATTTCCCACGCTTTGCCATCAAGGTCAGTTGTGTCTGGCACCTCGAACCGTAGCTGAACGTGTGGGTAATACCTTCGACGTAGTAATAGGCGTCTTTGCTCTCGACATACACGGGGTAGCCTAGACGTAGCTCTGGACGGAGGGGGATCGTCACGTTACCTGTGTGGACACGAGAGTTCTGTCTGTCCATCTGGTCTACGAGGTGGTAGAATAGGGCCATATGACCACCCTGCCCATCAGATCCCACATACTCGCTGCTAAAGGAGCCCGGCTTCCACCCGTACTTTTGAACCAAGCGATAGTCTACATAGGTAGCACGTGGTTGGACGTCATCAGAGATGCTCATTTGCTTGTTGGACTTCATAAGGCCGGAACCTTCGAGGAAGGTCACTTCCGGGGGGTTCTCAGCAAAGCCAGAGCTGATTTCATCAATGAGACGAATCCACGATACGGGATAGTTAGGTCGCACGTCCATGTTGTAGAACGGCGGCTTGAAGATGATCTCCCCGGTAACGTCCATGTAGAACTCGTACCCGATGATCTCAGATACCTGATTGGCGACGTTGAGCTTCGTCTCAAACTCGGATGCTAAGACCTCAGCACCCATGTTGCCATAATTCAGCGAGAAGGGAGATACCTTGGAGAGGTCGAGGTCCCCCTGCTTGAACGGCTTGTGGAACTTAGGGTCGTAGCTTGCCGCCTTACCTTTCTTACCTTTCTGGAACTTCGAGCGGTCAACCACATGATCTAGAAGGTCGCCCTGCAATACGTCTCCTTTAGGGCCGAACATACGTAGAGAGTTGGAGATGCGGCCCCATCTAGCAGTCCAGTAGGCCATCAATCGAAGCCGCTCCGTCTGAGTAGGCTCCGACCGGTGGTTACGGTTGCCGAAGTTCATGTTACGCACGTTCATCGAGTTACCGTGCACCTGCTGGCTCAGGTTGTAGATGATCGAGAAGGGGTTCTTGCCTGTGAAGAAGTTGCCCTCCAGATTGAAACGTGCCTGTTGATCCGCCCTTGCCGCCAGTACAGACGGGTTGAGGTTGACCTGCTGAATGTTCCACCAGTATAGAATGTCGGAGCAGGCAAGAGAGACCGTTTGTTCACCGGCGCTATAGTTCTCGTCTACCGATGTGACGATACCCCAGAAGACCGGATAGAACATCGGGGTACCACCCACGGTGAACTGCCCCTTCATGTAGATCTGGACCTCCATCATCGTGGTAAGGGTCAGGTGCCCTCCCACGTAAATGTCGTCAAGATAGTGCTGCGGCACATGGAGGTCGAGAGATGCGGAGCCCGGAGCGCCAGATACAGAGAGGTTGACGCTGACGCTGTTGATTAGGGGCTGCAAGGGGATCTTGCGGTAGGGATTATCCCCACTCGGCAGGCTCTGCTCTCCGTTGATAAAGACCAGACAGTCGGGGGCCGAAGTGATCACGCTTCGGCGGTTAGCTTTGAAGGTACCCTGATACATTCGCACTCCAGTGGTCCAATGAACTCACTAGAGTGGTTTTATCGAAGGATTATGAGAGGTCCAAGTGACCCATCTCTAGCATACGGTTCCACGACGTGAACCAGCTCTGGATATTCTCACGGCCACCACCGCTATTCGCCGTGTGGATATTGATGCCCACCTCACGAAGGTCCCAGCCTTCTGAGATAGCCAGCTCGACGAACCACTTGGCTGCATCTTTACCCTCCGGGACGTCTTCCCCCAGATCGTGGTCAAAGGACACATAGGAGGGACAACCACGCTCTTCCACGGTCTGGACGAACTCGTCATAGCTGCGGACCACCACCCAATCCCGGTCCGTCTTCGGGTCCCGCTCGTCATCTAAGTACAGGGAATAGGTCATCATATTCTCAGAAAGTCACTGGTAAGTATTTCCGCAGCCTCGTCTCTCCGCGCTCTAAAACCCTCCATGCACCGCTCGTAGATCGTGGAGTGGTACCTCTTTGCTACGCGCTTCAAGAACTTCTTTGTAGCATAGAGGTCGTCTACCTCCAAGGGTCCAGACACGCGCCCTAGAATATCCCCGTAAGAGGCTCCACATTTTCTATTGTGGTATCGGAACTCTCTTCGTATCTTATAACCGCCACCAGAGTAGGGTGTAATACGTAGCTTGGCGTTAGCCCCCACAAGTAGTCCCTTAGCCTCAGAGCCTAGATAGCTTATGACTGCCGCCATCAAGTCCGTCTGGATAATCCAGTCATCATATCGGAAGTGTCCTCGTTCCTCGTTCGGCTTTGAAGAGGGCTTCGCACACACTATGAGATCACCCGGATGGTATTTAGAGGGTCGGTGTAGTAGGGGCATTAGCGTACGTGGCTCCAAGTATATTGGCTTTTCTTGAACATGCTAAAGCACTGCTCGTAAATGGCGGTATGGTACTTCTTGACCACGCGCTTTAAGAACTTTAGGGCAACATACGGGTCCTCCCAATCCAAGTGACCCCGGACTACACCTAGCGGGTGCCCATTAATAAGGTAGGCCGTCTCCTCTAGTGAATGGTAAGTATTAACCAACCGGAAGCCTCCACCCATATAAGGGGTGATAGTGATCCCAGCATGGCCTTTAGAAACCAACCCATACTTCCCCTGCTTCCGATGGACCTTGGACAGGGATATTTTCGTCTGAATATCCCACTCCTCGTAGATAATATCACGCACAGAACCATCTCCGGGACGGGAGCAGGGGTCGGAGCAAACAAGTAGATCCCCGGCTCGAAGAGTTCTATCTGGCATATGGAGTAGTGGCATTACAGGTCCTTTCGCACACGGAGCCATTCGTCCACTGCCAGCTCATGGAGGTAGCTGGAGTATCGTTTTGCAACCCGCTTCAGGTACTTGTATACAACGTAGGAGTCCCGGCAGTCAAGAGAACCGGACACACGGCCTAGCAGTAAGTCAGAGGTCCTGATCACCTGACTTTGCACGTCCCATCGACCCCTCTCTGTCAGCCGGTATCCACCCTTACCATAAGGGATCACGGTGATAGAGCCTAGAAGGTCCATTTGAAAATGATTATCAACCCCCGCATGACGGTAGGTACCTAGAGCCAGACGAACTTCCGGCTCAGCTTGGTGTGCGAATAGATACCGATCAGCTTCGGCTTCAGCGAACAGCACGAGATCTCCCGGCTGGTACCTCTTAGTCTTGTGGAGTAGTGGCATGTTATCCCTCGATCTGCGTTGCAGCATACCACACTTGGAAACAGGAGTCGTAGATAGCTGCGTGGTATCTCTTAGCCACCCTACGGAGGTACTTTTCCATCGCATACGTGTCGGAGCAGTCAATCGTTCCTGACACACGGCCTAACAAGTCGGAGAACTCACCCCAGATTAGTGCCCTACCACCGCATGGATGCCGGTTAAGGAAACGGTAGCCTCCTGAGAGATAGGGAGTGATTGCGATACACGCCTGCCGGTAATGGAAAATCCCCCCCATACCAATCTCTTTGTGACGAGCCAAAACTAGAGTGGTCTCCGGCTCAGGCTCCATACCTACCTCAACATATACATGGGCCTGAGGCTCTGCTAAGACTATGAGATCACCCTTGTGGAGCTTCTCCGCTTTGTGAAGCAATGGCATTAGTAGCCCGGCTCTTCAAAAGGGGTGTAGTGGTAGACGTAATGAAGCTCTTCTTTGAAGAAGTCACGGTACCGCTTCGCCACGTTGCGGAGATAGGCACGACAAGCATACGGATCTTGTGTGTCCAGCTTGCCCGCTACCGCTCCCATGACGGCATCAGATACTACCACGTCACCGAACATTTGTCGAGCCCTTCCCGAATAGTGATCAAAATACCGGCACACATAAGAGGAGGGGGTGATCTCCACATCTGCGATAATATTGACCGTGATAAGTTCCTGCTCCATCCACTGAATATCACGCATACCCTCTGGAGGTTGTAGCACGCGGGTAGACTGGTATTCAGCGACGGTGAGGGTGCCTACAGGAGTGACCTCGCTCCGTAAAAGAGAGGCCCACTCTCCAAAGACATTGGGCTCGTATGCTTCATCTTCCTCGAAGTCGGTGTAGTAGTAGACAATGAGGTCGCCCTCATAGTACCGATCACTCGGGTGAATCAAGGGCATTAAGACCTCTCAAGTCGCTGCTCATATCGAACAGTGAAGGACCAGTTATAGTCAAAGGTGAAGGGACTACTCTCAGAATGCGTGAGGGAGAAGGAATCGAAGGAGCCCGTGTAGATCGTGCCATCATAGAAGATGGACACAGCGCCCACAAGGGAGATCCGGTGATCCGTGTTGTAGATGTAGCCGTTACTCCGGTAGACCTGATACAGAGAGAGGAACTGCTGGTAAGCATAGGAGCCTTTCCTAGAGCCCACAGCAAGGCCGCCAGCCGGATTCCCCAAGCTATCCTTTCTGTTGATATAGAAGACGCCCACCTTACCACTAGCGTTGATCTTAGGCTGTTGCTCGCCCCAGAACTCAACGGTGAAGCCATCCCTCGTGTGGTTGGCATCGCTCACGATAAACTCGTAGCTCTTCGAGAACGTCTCCGGGTTCACGTACATGAAGAGCGGGGGGAGCTGTGACATATAGAGCGCCTGCTCACGCAAGAAGTCCAAATCATCCTGTACCCGTGAGCGTCGAGCCCTCTGAATGTCATTATTCTCGCTGAAAGGGTCTTCCAGCGCTCTTCGAGCTTTGCCCGTAATCGGGGTATTCATCTCGGAGAGACGAGAGCCTGCTTCTCTAGAAGAGTTCTGGAACTGCTCATAGCGGTTACGCATCTCCGTCAGGTAGTAATTACGGGCATCCTCTTGGCGCTGGTGCTTAATCAAAGCCTCTCCACCATCCAAGAACCGGGGGTCGTCTGCATCCAGACCGTCGTCATTGTAAGCCGGGACCTCTACCTCCATCGTCGTAGAGGGAGACGTGGCAACTACTTGATCTACAGTAGTCGTAGAAGCCCCCTTGGCATCCTCGGTGGAGAACCTCTCAGACATACCAGAGAGACGGACATTGGCGGTCTGAGGAGAGGGTATCCTCTTGGTGGTCGTGTTGCCGGTGGGGAAGTTTCGGGGAGGCACGATAGAGATCATCATAGGAATCAGAGGACGCTTAGCGTGCCCCACTGACTGTACCGGACTAGGGAAGGCGTTGAAGTCGTAACCATGCCCCGTCACCAGACCGGAGTAGTATTCCACGACGGAATTCGCCTTCTCGAAGCCTCGCTGAAGCTGTGGCTCTTGGTCCGGGTTGTACGTGTTACCGGTAAGGGCCTCTAGGATTTCTTCGGTGGTAGCCACAATCAAGGCTCCTATTAAGTGATCAGGTTGACAACCTCTTCCTCTGCCCGGAAAGCGAAGTCCCCGGAGAGCATGAAGGGTTGGGAGGACGACTCACTGACATTGAAGCTGCGGAATGAGCCGTCGTAAATGCCGCCCTCGAAGATCATTCGGATGCGGCCACGGTACTGCACATTGCCTTGGGTGTCGTAAATGAGACCGTTGTTATGGAAGAGATCGAGGAGGTGGTGGAACTTCTCGTAGGCGATCGTCTCTCGGCGGTTCTGTACCGCGAGCCCCGTGTCCACGTTGATGAAGGCACCGGACACGATTTCGGCACTTACGTCCACGAGCTGATCCCCGAAGTGTTGTTCATGCCAACCGCCCCTCGTCTGGATACGCTCAACCACCTTTGAGTAGTTGAGGCTCAGGGAGGTGGGGTTGATATGAAGGTACAGCGCCTCTGGAAGCAGAAGGCTCTCGTAGTCAATAGAGAGCACCTGAAACAGGAGGGGGATCTTATCTCCTCCGTCAGTGGGGCCTCCGAAAGCACTCGGGATCGAGGCGTTAGAATATCCTGTTGGCATGACTTACCTCCTTATGACATACTGCGGGCTCGTTCCCATTCCTCAAGTACCTTGAGGATGGTCCGGCGGATCTCACTCTGGTTCCCGCCGTTGATGAAGAAGTTGGCGTGCATCGTGTTTCCACCACCCCCACCACCGCCACTCGAACCACCGGATGCTCCAGCCTTTTTGAGAAGCTCGGGTACGAACTGACCCTTAGAACCGGCCACCGTATTAGCGAGGGATTCTTGATCAACCACAATGTCGCCCGGCTGTAGGCTCAGGAAGGGGATACCCTTCGTCATAATACGAGCATCACCGGCTTCTTTGGGCTTAGCAGGCCTGATCCCGTAAGAGTCCACAATATCCTTCGCAAGAGGATTGTTCTCGAACATCTTGATGGCATCTTTATTGCCTGCCTGATATTCGTTAACCAAGTGCGCTGCCTCATCCCTAGAGACCTCGAAATCTGCTGCCAAGTCTGATACAGCTTGTTTGTAGGTCTGGGCTTTAATCTGCCGGTCAACCAGCTTCTTAATCGCCTTGTCAGAAAGCATGATACCTTTTTCTTCCAGCACTGCCTTCGTTTCCTTTTGTATCGTCTCAGAGTCCTCTGCAAAAACATTGCCCTCGTCCAGCTTCTTTTTCATCACCTCGTCCAGCTCGTCACGAGCCTGAGACAGCATGATGGCCTCGTCTAGAAGTTTTTTGAGGTCCTCCCCCTCGTAGGTCTTACCGTCTCTGATAACCTTCGTTAGCTTTCCATAGTTTTTATCTTTTCGTCCACGGAAGTTGTCTACCCATTCATCCCCATACTTGAACCTCGTAGTTTCGTCAGCGAGGCTTTGGTTAAGCAATGCCTTCCCGACAAAAGCGTGTTTGTCATACTCTTCCCGTGATTTGATTCCAGTACGGGCAGAGCGTCCAGCATCCTCAATCCCCATCCCGGAATCTAGCAGGCGGCGCTCTGCTGCGTTCTGACGGAGAGAGCCCTC